TCTATAGAAAACCCTACAGGCTTTATCTTCATGTAAAGTCCAGCAGGTTCTTCAGAACCACCTTCAATAAAATCAGCAGGCTTTGCTACGATGTCTAATATGTCACACTTCACCAAGTCAAGAACAGGCCCATTGCTATCTCTCTTAACAATCAGCGTGTCACCAACCTTCGCCTTGTTTTGGTTATTACCTTCTAGATTCAAGTACACAGAACCATCTCCAGGATTTAAGAAATAAAGAGAGCTATAGATAGTCTCATAGTCTAATCCAGATGGTAGTAATGCAAACTTGTATTTCTTAGCCCAATAAGGTGCATCAGAAAGTATATCAACTTTTATTGAATTTTTCTTCACAGAGTTTGCAGCAGGCACGTGTATTGAGTTGTTTTCAGAAACCAATACAGTTGTAGATCTATTGAAGTCATCCATGTAGATTATCCCCAAAGAAAAGTCTCTGTTGCTATGCAAACTGCTTGCGTCAGATTGACTTATAAACTCAGCTGATGCAAATGCTAATGAAAAATATTCGTATTTAAAAACTGTAGGGTTAACATTATCTTGATAAACCATTACAATCATTTGCAATGAAAAAGATGAAGAGCCTGGTGTAGCAATAATTTTTATACCCTCTCCTACAGTATTGATACCATATCCGTAACTAGTAAATCCTACTGGAGCAGTTGCTTGACAAGATATTTTATCTGTCAATGATGTTCCTTGTGCAGATGTTCCGCAATCTGTAATATCAGCGTGGAATGTTTCAGAGCCTATTGCATCCTTAAATTCTTGGCTTGTAACTAACTCGTATACCGAATTATAGTCTTTCTGTAGTTGAAAGTAAAAAGATTGCACCAAACTATTTGCTATAGCGCTTGGATTAGAAACCAGCTTACCGTCAAGTGTTAAGTCTATGCCTATGGCTGACCCAGTCTTTAAATCAACATTGTTAAGATTTATAGTTAGAAGCGTATCATTAAACGTTTGAGTAGAAGGAGGAACAATATTGTACTGAGAGGAAGCCTCAATCGTAGGCACCTCTAAATATCCTAATTCCTGAGATACTAATGAAGCATTGATCTTAACGTCAATTTGTTTCCCGTTAGAGTCTACTACATCGTATCCATCCTTATAATTCCCGTAAAACAATCTGTTTGACATAACAGTTTGAGCCTTCGCTAACAAAGGAACATTGTCAAACATTCTAACCCCCTCAGACTCAGGTAGAGTTGTAAGTATTTTTTTAGAACTAAACTGAACTGTGTGTTCTGAATTATCTGTAAGACTTAAAGTACTCTTATCGTACTTCTCTATAACATTTATAACATTTGATACTGAGTTCTTAAATAGAAGGTCAATACCAACTACATTTTCTCCACCAGTATTAAATGTGACATTAACAGCGTTAAATGAGTTTCTCATTCCGCTGTTTTCAAAAGTTTTAAAGTCAAAATTAAAAAACCCAGGTTCAAATGCTATCTCACTAAATTGAGAAACTGCACTATACTCACCATCTAAGCACTTGTATCTATAAGCAAATGACAAGAACTTGTCCTCAATATAGTTTTCGTCACCATTAATATTTAGAAGTTCTATAGATGGAGCCTCTGCTGGGGGTGCAACAATAACAGAAATGTCAGCCTCTGTTAATTCTGGTTCTGATGGATATGATCTAGTTACATTTATTTTACGAGGTGGGTTGTAACCATCTGTAAAAAACAAAAGATCCTCCACCTTATTTACACCATTAATTAAATGCTGTCTGCTAAAGTTTAGAACTGAAGTACTAATAACGTGGTAAACAATAAGACCAGTCTCAACATTCATTGAGACAATCATGTCTACCCCATCTTCTGGAGAGTGAATAAACCAATAAATAGTGTTATTAACCCCATCCTGAAAAGCTCCGATACAAGTCGCTGTGTTGTGTAAAGGACTTTCATTATATAATATTGTAGATATTTTAACATTACCCCTTGTATTTTCTAAGGAACCAATATCACTTAACTCAGTTGAGCCAACACGAACATTCATGGCGTTTATGTACTCGCCATCAGGTATAAGCCTTTCGTCAAGGCTTTTATTCATCCTGCCCTTTACAAAGGTTTTTACTAAATCCATGTTTATTTAATCATCTTGTTCTGACCTCTCATGTTCATAAGAAGTCGACCTGGGTGAATATTGCTAATTCTGATTCTTGCGTTTCTCAATAGGGCAGTCATCTCTTTTCTAGATCTAGCCACAACGTACTCTTGAACTCCTAGTTTATTGCTGACAATAGAATACTTGATAAATGAGTAAATGTAATTCTCAAACATCTTATTCACACTGATAGCAGAGTCGTTTCTAGAAGCAACTGGTTTACCAGGAGGTGCAGTGGCAACAGATGTGTACTCCATTCCATCTGAGATATACTCAAGGATGCATGACTGGTTAGCCATATCATGACTAAAGTTAATTACTCCAGACTTCTTGTCAATCTTAAATGTTGGGTTCTGATTTGCGGTCTCAGTATTTAAACCATATCTACTTCCAACAGCATAATCAAAGTACCAGTTTCCTCCGTACTCCCATCCCCACATGTTGTGGTATGGACTGGAAGGATTTAGATAAATGCTTTTCTGAATATTGTTCAATCTGTCGTGATCAAGGTCTGATGTTTGAGCCTCAATTACCACGCCATTCTGGTCTACAACAACTTTGTAGTTATTATCCTGAACGTACTCTTTTGCAAAATTCACTTGGATGTTCTCTGTCAATGGCATAATTAAGCCATCTTTGTATAAAGAGATTCTAATCCAGTTCACGTAATCAGACGGAAGTACAAACTTAAGGTTAGGGCCAACTGTCTGCTGGAGAACTTTAATCTCCTTCATAGCGTCGTAGTTAAGTTCCTGAATTCCTCTCTTCGCGTAGAATAAAACCTTGTACCTATTTAGGTTATTCATCAACTCATGGTCTCCCTGGTACATCAACATAAAGTTGTTGACAATATCCTCTAGAGATATGTATTGATAAGATCCCCAATTAGCATCCTCTGGCGTGTTGCCATTATTGCTATAGTACTGAAGATCAGATAGATATTTATTATATAGACCCATTATTTCTCAACAACTATTTCTGATTGTTCTTGCTGAGTGGCAAAGTTAAGAGCTTCAATCTCTCTAATAGACATTCCAGCAAACTGTAAAATCTTAGCGACAAGCGTTGGCTCATCTGTATTTGGTAACTCAAAATCTTGATAATCAACAGCGTTCTGGTTAAACAAAGGCTCACCAGCGACAAGAGTATAGGTCCACTTAGGATCTTTAGGGTATCTCACGTAATAGCAAGAAACCCCAGTACTAATAGTGTCTGGGTAAACAGTAACTTTATTCTCTGACTGAACGTAAGCAGGAAACAACTCAATAGGTTGAGTTAGGTTTGACATCAACAATTGTTGAGCTCTAGCCATTGAAACTTTCTCGATTTCAACCATCTTTCCAACATTGTTTGTATGAATAATTCTAACAATGGTGTAGTAATCTGTAGGCAAAGCAAAAGTGCCTGACGTCTTAGTCAGTGCAACTGATTTACTAAACGAGTCAATAACTTCTTCATACTGCTTCTTAATATCTGCATAACCAATACCAGATTCTCTAGCATTCTCCTTCAAGATCTGGTAGTTGTATCTGTAAAAGTAATTCTCAAATATGTCAAGCTGTGCCTGCTTGGCAAATAGGTTGAAGTCATTAGGGCTGATGTAGCCGTAATTATTCTTGTTCAGAACCGATAGAACCGTATTTCTTACTGAGTTTATCATTCCATTCTTTTTGTACAAAGATAATAAAAAAAAGAGAGGGTTTTACCCCTCTCTAATTTACTCTACGTGTCTCTCTAGTAACTTTAGAGTCTCGATACCTTCATCGGACTGCAAGTACTTAGATACTGTTGAAATTCTATGTTCCCCAAATGGGATCGTCATGAATTTACTCTTATTTTCAGGAAAGTTGAAATAGATATCTCTATTCTTATTTCTCATTTTAAGGATCTGCTGTTCGAACGCTCTAGCAACAATGTCTTGAACTTTCAACAATGGATCATTAAGAATCTCCATAAATCGATATGGTTGATTCTTAGCAAACACAATTACGTCTCTCTTAAGCTCGGCAGATGTCTTCTTATCAGCCTGTGCTCCAAGACCAATTCTAGCAACAGTCTCCATCATCGAAATCTCCATTGACTTAGCTGCAATCAATGCGTCAACCTCAATATCAAGATACTCCAAATCTCTTTGAGCATCTTTTTCAGAGTCTAGTTCTTCAAATATTTTTCCATTACCAGGGTGGTAATAAAGAAACTGTTGAAGGATTGGATTACTCTCTGGAACGTGCAACATGCCATCCTCAAATACGATTGGCTCAAGTAGTACGTTTCCGTCCTGTTCGTCAATGAATGGGCTTGGTTGATTTGCTGAATACCTCAGCTGTCTGTTTGCCTTTCCATCAAAATAAAGTAGCGGCCTTCTAGCTGTCCCTTTTGATGGGATCATCAAGCTGAGTGGCGCGTCTGATCTTAGGAGAACATAAGTTCTCGATTTTAATTGTTCCATTTGATTTTTAATTTAATTTGAAATATTATTTTTTACTAACTTATTTTTTACTTGAAGGACGTTTACCAGTAGTTTTTGTCACAAGTATTTTGCTTGAAGGAAGTTTACCAGTAGTTTTTGTCATGAGCATTTTTCCTCCTGGCTTTTCAGCTGGAACCATTACTCTCTCTGTCTTAACTATTTTTGCACCGTATTTAGGAGGAGCTGCTGGATTATAAAATCCAGATTTAATCATTGCTGCTTCTAGTCTCTCCATTTGGGATAATTTCTTCTTACTTGGAGGATCACTTTTCTTAATAGCCTTATTCGCACTATACTGAGATGCTTCAGAAATTCCCTCTTTTGCGGAAGAAGACATAGTTTTTAAGGCAATTTGAGATAATTTTTTTTTGCCTGGAGGATCACTTTTTTTGACAGCCATTTTTTCTTTTTTTAAATGTTAAAATAGAGGGAGTCACAGCGACCCCCTCAATTAATTAATAATTCCAATAAGCAGGGCAAGTTCTACCTCCTCCTCTTCGGCGACCTCCGCCTCCTCCAAAAGGATTTTTAAAACTGTATTTTTTTAATTCATAAGCAGCATCTCCAATAGTGTCTTTTACATTATATAATGCTTGACCTACAGCGGTTCTTCCAGTTCTTTTTTTCTTAACTGGAGCAGCCGCGACTGGTTTACCAGGACCTGCTTTAACAGGACCAATGATACCTTGCTGTTGAACTCGAGTTACTGCCGTAGGACCTGTACCCATTGTAATCTTCTTAGTTGGGTTCTTAGTATGCTCCGCATTTCTCATTAGACCCAACGTATATCCAGGAGCAACTACTGTCTGACCTGCTCTTGAACCAATCTTAGAAGGAGGAATTACGTTTTTATTCTTTTTCTTAGGACCTGGTCCTTTTCCTATAATAGCCATTGTTTTGTTTGTTTAAAGGTTAAAGGAGGAGCCAATCAGCCCCTCCTAATTTACTATTACTTCTCGAACAAGAAGAAGTTGTTAGCACCCATTGTGCACAACGCTCTTTCAGACAAGAAGTGCACTTCCATTGCATCCAAGCTAGAAGTTTCAGCACCGCCAGCAGATCCAGTGATCCAGGTCTTGTACTTACGATCTTCAGTCTCAGAAGCTCTGTAACGAACGTGCAAGAATGGACGCTTAGCGTTCTTACCAAGTACGTTGTCGTACACAGTAGTAGTTCCAGCTGGAACAAGAACACCGCTAATTCCACCACCTACAATTCCACCACGCATGGTAGGATCGTTCAAGTACTTCCAGTCAGACTTGTAGAAGTCATAACCACGACGGAAGCCAGAGAAACCAAGAGTCAAGGCCATCTTCTCATCGTTGTCAAATAGACCGTAAGAAGTACCTCCAGCTCCGTAGCTGTTCTGCGCTGCCAACATATCGTCGATATCGAAACCAAACTGACGATCCAAGAAGATTACGTTCTCTTCGATAGATCCTTGCTTGTCAAGACGAGATACGATGCTGTCAAAATCATCCAAAGTAGATGGGTTACCACCTGCCCATACGTTACCTCTCTTACCGATTGCGTCAAATAGACCTTCAGATCCTTTGAAACCTAGAGCTTTTGCTCCACCTGCGGTTACGTTTGCAGCTGGGATAGCTTCAATCATTGCAGTCTCAAGATAATCTTCGAAACGAAGACGAGTCTCGTGCTGAGACTTTAGGTACCACAAGAAACCTGGGCCATTGTCACCTTCAACCTCTACCCATCCGATCTGAGCCATGTCAGAACCAGATACTGCATAGTGATCTTTGATGATGATTGGAGAGTTCTCGAAGATCTCACCATCAGACTCAAGAGACTCAACCATTCCAAGAGTTCCTTTCTTAAATTCAGAACCGTAAACAAATACAGACACAGTCTTAGTTGCTGCGAAAGTTTGTCCACCAACCTCATAGTAAGCTACGTCAAAAGTTCTTGCAGCATAGTCAACAGCTGTAACGATACCTTTGTTTAGACCTTGAGCTCCAGCTCCTTCTTCAGAAATAAGGACAGTTTGTCCAACGCGGATAGCAATGCTACCATTTACAAATCCCTTACCAGTCAATTGACCAACTGGAACTGTGAATGTTGCGTTAGAGTCACCTGCTGCTCCGTCTTGAGTTACGGCTACATACTTAGTATGAAGACGTCCTTGCTCAGTCCACTTGATCAAGTCAGAAGTGGAAGGCAATTCAGCGCTCACCAATCTCAAGAAAGATGCTACGCTTCTGTTACCGTAACGCTCAAATTCTTTCTCGTAGGTATCAGGAAGATACTGGTTCAAGAAGTTGAAGTCGGTAATGTAGTTAGTTGCGAGGGCTACTCGCTCTGCACTTGGCTGTAATTGAAAGCCAGGTACAGTTTGTAATGTTCCTGCCATTGTTTTGTTTGTTTATTTTTTAAATCTAATTCTGAGTCCGCGACCATCGCTTTCCCCGACGCTAGTTACCTTGAATCCACCTTTGTTAATTACTTCAGGAGACCTTCTGACTTCGAAGTTGATGTTCTTGCTTGATTTAGCTTCTTTTTCGATAGCATCAGCAATCCCCTGCTCGTAGAAAAACTTGGCGAACTTCTCTGGATTCATAGCAACAGCTAATGACTTATGGTATCCTTTCGCGTCCTCAATCAATCCATCATTGTTTACAAATTTTCCAATGAAGTTGTTAATGTTGGACTGAGTCTTCTTCAGTTCATTGTAATCTCCTGGTGAAAACTTCAGCTCTTTATCTCCAATCTTGAAATCAAAACCTTTGAAATCATTATTGAAGACCTCATCTGTCTTCTTTAGAAACCACTCTGCCTGACGCTGCTCTAGCTCCTGGCTACTTTGCGCTTTCGCTGAATATTCCTTGTAAGCTTTCAACCCCTCTTGTTCTTCAGCAGAAAGGCTACCATAGCTTGACTCAAGCGGTGCCTTGTATTTCTGCTTCTGTTCCTCAAGGAACTTCTTAGCTTTTGCAAGTTCTTTTTTCTTTTCAATCTGTTTTTTCTTGATGTCCTTCTCGTCATCCAAGTCCTCATCATAACTGAACTTATCAGCAATCAAGTACTCGATTTCTTCAGCATCAAGATCACTCTCCTTTTGAGAGTAATATTCTTTCAACAACTGATCTGGGTTCAAAGAATCCAAATCACTATTAATCTTTACAAAGTCGTTAAGCCCTCTACCTGTCTCCTTCTTAAAGTTCAAGAATGCGGAAACATCTTCAGGCAACTCATCTTTTTGTGGCACAAATAAATCCTCTACACTAGAAAATTTCTTGCCGTACTTTTTGTCAAGAAAGTCGAGGACTTTATCATCTCCAAAATCCTCTACTTGCGGAGTCTCTACCACCGTTGTGGTTTCAACTTGTTCGGAAGCAACTACCTGCTCCTCATGTTTTCTTAGCACTTCTGCTTCAATCTCTTGCGCAGACTTTTGCTCTAGATCATCTAGAACTCTTACTTTGATTCCCATTAGATTACAAATTTAGTTATTATTTAATTTATTTTGGTTCAAATGAGGCTAGGTCAAAACCATCGAACGTGTCTTCGTTTGACTCAAACTTCATTGGAGGTAAGTTATTCTTTCTCTGATTGATAAGCTTAGATTGCTGAGTGTTTTGCTTACTGATTCTCTCGTCTTTTCTGTCCTCCTTCATTTGCTCGCGATCCTTAAGCAATCTAGTCTGCATTCCATTAATCTGCATGTTGTACTGGAACTCACGCTCCATCAACTGTAGCTTAAGCATTGCTTCACCCTTAAGTCTTTCAAGATCCATTGCTACCTCAGCCTGCTTAACTTGAATCTTGCTTTCGGTCTCAAGTTGAATCTTCTGAATTGCTGCTTGAGCGGCTGCTTCCTGAGACTGCATATTGATTTGAGCCTGCATCTGCTGCTTCATCATCTCATTCTTCTGGTCAGTATCCAGCTTCTTAGCTCTCTTAACCTTCAGAAGTTGGTTAGCCATCTTAATATTCTTAATCTCCCGAATGTCAATAGCATCTTCAAGATTAATATCCCCTTTAGCTAAGGCTACTTGAATGTTCTGCTCAAGTTGTGACTTCTGCTCTTCGTCTGGAGACACCTCAATAAAGATTCCAAAGTCGTGCAAGTACAAGTCCTTAATTTCTCTTAGGATACTAACATTATACTTACCAATCTGCATAGCAAACTCCTCTGCAAATTCAGCATACTCAAGAATGTCAGAAACACGAACACTCAAGGCTTCGGCAAATGTTTTAGTCATAAACAAACCAGCATCAAGAATGTGTCTTGTTGCGGTGTTAGAATTAAGAGCTGCAAGCTTCTGTACGCCAACCAAAGCACGTGGATCTGGGTCACTTCCATCACGAGCCTCATTTAGACCCGTCACGCTGCGAATCATCTCAAGGTAATGGTTGTAGTTGTTTATCAACGCGGACATCTTAGACTGTCCAGTAGTACCCGTGAGAGGCTGTACTGGAACTCGTGCATTATTAAAGTCCCCATCACCAGTATAACTTCTACCAACAACACTACCAGTCTGGAAGTATAGTCGTAGAGCGTCCTCTGGATTGTAAGCATTTCCGTTACCAAGGTCAACCTCATTGAGACCATCTGCGTCAATGAACACGCCATCTGGTACCATTCTAGAAATTACTTGCTGTAACTTCAAGTGAGTGATTTGGATAAGGTCAGCAAAAGGAATCATTCGTCTAGTCAAAGACTCAATTGTTCCCTTGTACATTCGTGGTGCAACAGCAATGTAGTTTGGCAGGGCCATCTGTGATGCAGACTTAGGACGAACCATATTCTCCATCAATTGCCACTTAAGTACAATTTGAGTACCTGCCACCATTACGCCCTCATACCATACGTCGATGGTCTTCTCAATTCTTTCAAATCTACCTTCCTCCATCATTTCGACAGGAGGATTAAAAGTATCGTCTTTTTCAATTACTCTAGCGGCATTACCATCTAGAATCTTCTTCTTGTAAACGTAAGTCTTAGTAGTCTTATAGTTAAAGTAAAGAAGAGTACAGGTGTCTCTTGAGAATACATCATCAGAATAGAATCTAGATACTGAGTAGTATTCACCCCACGACTGACTAGTCTTTGAGATGATCTCTAGCTCTTCCTTACTAATGTTAGGCTTAATCTTAACTAGCTCCGTCATTGGAACAGTCTTAATCTCTCCCCAGTAGAAGCAATCTCTAAAGTATGGGTCTTCAGTGTAACTGTAAACCACATTGGCTGGGTCAACATAATTAAGTTTAACTCCTTCTCCAGGAAGAAACTCATGCTTACCAACAGCAATACCAAGAACAGCTAAGTCGTAATCAAATCTTCTTTTGATATCATCGTAATGATTGTCTAAAAGAATTGTATTAATCGCCTCTTCTTCAGCGATTTCGATAGCAGGCTTATAGTTGAGTTGCATAAACAACGACAACTCCTGATCATCATTAGGCAAGTCTTCTGGGCTAACCATAAAAGGATCAACTCCGAACTTGTCCTGTACCTCCATCAACACCTCTTTTGCCGCCATCTCTCCCTCAATCATATCTTGGAATTGATTTCTCTTGTCCGCAGACAAAGCGTCTTGTGCGTAGGCTTTAACTGTAAAAAGTCTGTCAGACATACCGTTCACAACGATA